TCTCAATAGTCTCTACCCTCTGTAACGTACTGTTTATAGGGGTTGTGGGGGCATGTGGCAATTATTATCAAAGAACGGAAATATATGCACAAATCTTATATTGAGAAGTTGAGATTTATCCCTTTAATTACTGTCAGTTTTCGGCACCCCCGCCAATACCCTGAATATCAGATTTTTAACGTATTTTCATGGGAGATTATTAAATCCTCTCATCTTGCTTTAGTAGGTATTCGCATCTGGTTTTGTGCCATATATACATATCTGGCCGGATCAATCTGATGATTCCATGCATCAATAGGGATGCCGGCCTTCTTATCTGACCATACATAATTATTAAATTCTTTGGCTGTATTGTGAGAATCGGAAGTGATGATAAATCTATAATCCTGCATGAGCCTGATCCATTCCGCAACTGTCCCTGTTTTATGGATTCCCTGGATATTATACTTTCGTCTAAGTGCGGCAATCATACGAGGATTAGATGAATCTGCAATTATATGATCATTCCTTTGTGCGTATCTCCCCACGTTTTCAATAAGATCATCCGGCAATAGTCCTGACTTGTAAAAGCATTCATCAAGATAGATGATTTTCTGTTTCTTATCAATAGCAACTTTAACCATACTATCCGGGTCCGGGTGAAACCCAAAGTCCAGCCCAAATCTAAAAGGTAGTCCATCTGGATTAAAATCTCCATGATCCCAATTAGGGAATATGGTTCCCTCAAATTTACCCATCTCCCCCAGGGCATAAACCCGCCACCAATTTTCAAACTCTGGTTTATCCTTTTTCGCCATGATGCTGCGAATCTCTCCCTTTGGTAGATATGGATTATCTAAGAATGTGGATTTAATCATTGCATGTCTGAAATGTGGTAATACTTTATCATGCAACCAGAATTCATTGCGCGGGTTATAATCGATCCAAGTACAAATATGAGTTCTTTGAAACAGGTGATCGAAATCCTGATAATCTATCCTGTTGTTTATTTCATTAACATACAGATAATCCCTTCGCGGACCCACTCCCTTTGAATCCCTAATACCGAAATATTCAACAATGGATTCCCCTATCCTGAAAAACTTATCTGTTTTGTTGTGAATCGCATTAACATTTTCCCCGGCTGTTTTGAGAATGTTTTCAAAATCCCTGATTGCCCCGATCTTTAAATGAGGCAACGCATATGAAGTAATTGTAAAGATCCTTTGCTCTGGTAGATTCTTTGCAAGGTGATAGAAAAGCTGAAGTATTGAATAGTTTTTACTTGACCCCTGGCCTCCCTGATTAGGTATAAGATTATGGCCGGCCCTGTATGCTTCGCTATTCCTGCGAAGGACGTTCGTTATTTTTTGCTCCATCAATTAGCTTTTGAAATTCATCGGCGGTTTCTTTACTATCAACGGTTATATTCATCGGTTGCATAGACCGATCCCCGGACCTGTGATCAATCTCTGATTTGTCCTGGTAATGTGCATTATTGATAAGCTGGAATTTAAGAAACCCATCCCGGCCACCTACTCCAGCAACACCTAATTCAATCCATTGCTCGCGGATTTTCTCCTTCGCGCGTGTAATGGTGTTAAAAAACGGCTCGTATCCTTTTGTCTTTTCATAATTGATTAACGAGAATCTTGTTAGTCCTAATTGCCTGGCAAGCCCTTCAATAGTATAGGGGCGTTGAACCTTACGTTCGCATTCAGTTGCATCCTTACCATGAAATTCTGTAATGAGTATTGGTCTGTTATCCTGGTTGGTAAAGTATTGTTCAATATCCTTTTCCATTTCTTCAGGGGAAGTATATGTTTTTTCCCTGCCGGGGTTTCCTATTGTGAATTGTCCCTTTTCGTTTCGATCTGTTTTCTTTGCCATTGTGTATTACAATAGATTAGTTTTGCAAGTTACAAGGTTTTTTCGAGAAAGTCAATAAAAAAACCCAGAGCGTCCCCTGGGTGTCCTTAGCTTTCTCGGCACGTTACCGAATCTTTCGATCTCTTTCGTATCAAGACGCATGGTTTGTAGCGAGAGAGGGATTCGAACCCCCGGCCTTCAGGTTATGAACCTGACGAGCTACCGGACTGCTCTATCTCGCAATATACAAAGGTACAAAATATTTTTTAATAATACCTTTTATATAATTTATGGTTTCGGGGATAGTTCTTGTTGATTTCTTCGGTAAACCCCAACGCTTCTGCTGATTTCTTTCTGTATTCTTGTATCATACTATTCTTATTTAGTCTAAATTAAATTAACACCTCCACATTGTCAATATCCTGAAAGGGTATCTGTATCTCAACTTCCTCTTCATCCACTTCAGTCATAGGCCAGAATATAACTACCTTCATGGTGATTGACTTAATGAACCCAGCCCTGGAATGTGAACCTACTGCATTTTTGTAGTACAGCATTACAGATCCGCCCTCGTGTTTGATTAGCTCTGAGCGTTCCATTTTTTAATTAATATATACCAACCCACTTTCGATTTCTTGATCGTCTTTGTGAATTAAATCATCTTCATCAAATATATTTTCGCAAATGCAATCTTCCCATAGCATATTACATACAGGGCAGTAATTTTTATTAGTTCTTTTAGGTTTCATAATTTATAATTAATAAGATTAGCAATATAAACACCTGATAATGCTCCGAGCATAGCCCCCAAACAATACACAATCCTGTCTTTCATTATAGCTATCGAAATTCGTTTTACATTGTATGTCCAGAAAAATGATACCAGAAAAGCAGCTGCAGCAACGCCTGGATAAAAACACTTTGCAATAAATAAAGTATTCGCAGCTACTAAAAATACTTGCAAAAATGCTGTTATAAATAGCTTCATTGGAATAATTGTTTTTGATTATTCTCAAATCTGTTTTTTACATCTGCAAGATTCTTGATGCCTTGTTTATAATAGGATTCTTTCAGTTCTATTCCTATGGCTTTTCTCCCCATACTTACCGGACTGTAAACCTCGGACATAACACCACCAAACGGGGTCAAAATAATCTCACCAGGATTAGAATACAGTTCAATAATCCTGTCAATTACATCTAACTGTAATGGGTGTACGTGTTTTTCATCGTCCTCGTCTTTACTTTCTTTGTATTGCAAAACATTGTCTATTCTAATATCATCCCATACTGATGATGCATACCTTTGCCAGATTATGTGACTCAGTTTATTTGTTTTCGGATCTTTCCATCCGGCATACTTAATCCTTAGCCCTTCAAGACTTCCGTATTTCTCTTCCATTTCCGGGAGCATTAGATTAGCACCTGCATAATACTGGAGTCCAAATTCATGCGTAACTGGTATTTGATTTTCCCCGTTCTTTTTGAATATTAGTATATAGTCTGGCATGGCGGTAAAACATTCTGTCGAATCCTCGACAATCAATTTATGCATCAATGACCTTACCATTGTTCTCATCCTTACTTTCAAAGGTTCTTTCCATATGGTTATTCTATTGCGATATTTGAACCCGGCATCCTCATGGAGTTTAATTATTTCATGTGGGAAATCCCACATTGATCCATCTTTATTGTGGATGTCGGTACAATGAACAACGGTTATCCTGCCGGGCTTGGTTACCCTGGAAATCTCTTTTATGAGAAATTCATACTGAGTTAAAAACTGTTCACGGGTTTCGCAGTTTGAGAAATCATTATCTGAGCTGGAATAATTAAACAGCCCTGCAAAAGGAGGGGAGTATACTGAAAGGTCAATACTGGCGTCTCCTAAGGTTGGAAGTACATACATACAATCACTTAAATAGATTGCATAATCATCTGTTATTTTTTGGTCTTTAATCATGATAGAAATTTTGGGAGGGTTATTTGTTTATCGAATCCATTTATTTTGTTTTCAAACTTTGTATTTAGGTTTGTATTGAGTTTACTAAATAGCTCGTCTGCCTTTTGTGTCTTCGCCAGTAATCCATCCAATACCCTCTTTTGTCCATCTGAATAAACCAAATCAACAGTGACGGGATTCTTTTGTCCGAACCTCCAAAAGCGTCTTATAGCCTGATAATATTGCTCATAAGAGAATGTGGGAAAATATATAGTGTGATTACAATGCTGCCAGTTTAACCCGAAGGCTGTTATCTTTGGTTTGGTTATCAGCTTCTTTATTTCACCACTGGAAAATGCTAAAAGCAATTCCTCTTTTTTGTCCAAATCCATGCTGCCCTTAATCTCGTGTGCATCTTTGTCAAGTTCTTTTAATAAATCACCCTCTTTGTTTAGGTTGCACCAATAAACAGATATGTCATGTTTGGATGCAAGTTTAACAGCGTGTTCGCATCTCTTATCTATCGTCAATCTTTGTTCCTCTCTGACCTCTGTCAGCCTCTTGGCTATCGAATTGAATAACATGATCTGTCCATTAATAATCATGTTCTTATCATTCTTTACCGGATGATATACTCTTTTGAGTTCGGGCAAATTATGAAGCTCATCACTGAATCCTAAGTCTGAAGGTTTACGCATTGAAATGGACCAGGAACTAACCCACTTAAAAAAATCATTCTTTGCATGTCCTTTGAGGATCCATTGCGTTCCAATGTTCTGAGGGCTTATTGTGTCCTCATTGTTTGTAAAGAATTTGGTTAGCATATCGGTATAACCCATATATCCAAGTGCCTCAGAACTGGTTCCTAATTCAATAAAATCATTCGGTGACGGAGTGGCTGTAAATAAATATCTATATTTAACTTTCTTTAAAAATGTGGTTACTTGGGTTTTGATTGCACCCTTAAAGTTTTTAAGTATAGAACTTTCATCCAACATTACACAATCGAAATCCCTATAATCAAACTTGTCTAATCTTTCATAATTACATATAACAATCTTTGTGTTATATTTCCCATCTCTTGAATACATGATGTCATCTATCCCGAACTTTTCAGCCTCCCTTAAAAATTGAAAAGCTACTGCCAATGGAGTAATTATTAAAACAGGTTTATTTGTTTTTTCAATATAGTTCTTTGCAAGTGTTAATTCTATTAAAGTCTTTCCCAATCCGGTGTCCAGGAATATGGCTGCCCTTCCTTTTTTAGCTGCATAATCTGTGACATACTTCTGAAAGTCAAACATATCATCTGGCATCCAATCAACATCAATGCCATTCATATATGAAGTATGGGATTTTGTTTCTAAAAATTCAGTGTAATTCATCAATATCCCATTTTATTAGTTAAAAATCCAATCATAAGCAAAACAACATACACCAGCAACCATGTGAGATTATTAGTTAGTCCAGCTAATATCAGGGGCAATAAAATTAGCATACAAAATATTATCACCATGATTATAGCCAGTGCAACCATAAACGCTGTACAGATAAATTCAGTTATCCATTTTAATAGTTTCATCGCTTGCCATAAAATAATCTCAATAATTTATCTGCGTTGTTTGTAGCCCTTGAAATCTCAGACAGGACGGTCAGGCGTAAGTTTAATAACTCCTGCATCAT